GATGTTTTTCTGCGGCATTGAAGGTCACGGCCCGGCCTCCAGCCTAAAATTTACTTGCTGCAAACGCCTACGATGCCTATATTGATCGCAAGGATTGGGCATTTCCCGGTCGACAAGGGGGTTCCGGTGCAGCCGGGGCCCCTTTGTTTTTGGCGTCATGGAAACCACTTCACCCCTCCCAGCTTGGGCCGGATCAGGTCGAACGCCCGGTTGGGTTGGTCAGGGCGCAGCCGCGCGAGCCCGATTGGCCGTGCCGTCAGATCGGCTAGCTGCAGACCAGTCGAGTTGGCAGCCTTGGGGATAAACATTAATCTCCCTCACCCAACACGGTTCGTGCTCAGTGCCAAGGACCTAGTGATCCTCCCGTGGACTCAGCAGCACTTCAGGCCTTGGACGCGCTTCACGACCCCAAGGATCGGCCGGTTCGATGAGGAGCTGTGCCGCGAGGTGCAGTGGGCCCTAGCCGAGCAGTGGGACGACGTTCCTCAGTTCTAGGCCGTCTCAACGACCTCCAGCATCGTCCCTCCTGATGCCCGCCCTCACCGGCGGGCTTTCTCATGCGCGCGACCGCCCTCCGGCCGCTGCCGCCTGCCCGCACCCTAGCACGGCCGAATCGGGGGCGCGACTAGATTTAGGGGATTATTGTCCCTTTTGTTGTTGACGGGGGATATTTGTCCCTGCATAGTCCTCCCATACCCGCAGATCGCCGCAAGGCCGAAGACGCCGGGTCAACAGCCGCACCCCGCGGCGAGGGAGAGACGACCACATGACCACGCCCCACATCGGGAAGCCCTGCATCATCCGCTGCTACGCCAGCGGCGTCCATTTCGGCACGCTGGTCGCGCAGGACGGCCGCCAGGTCGAACTGACCGACGCCCGTCGCCTGTGGCGCTGGTTCGCCAAGGACGGGATCAGCCTGTCGGAGGTCAGCCAGAACGGCATCGTCCCGAATAAGTCGCGGATCGCACAGACGGTCCCCGCCATCACTCTGCTCGACGCGCTGGAGATCATCCCGTGCAGTGACGCGGCCGTCGCCAGCATCGTGGGCGCCGAGGTCGCCCAGCCGTGAGCCCGTTCGAGGATTACGAGCTCGGCTCCGGCTACGGCGACGGCGACGGCGACGGCGACGGCGGCGGCTACGGCGACGGCTACGGCGGCGGCGGCGGCGGCGGCGACGGCGACGGCGACGGCTACGGCGGCGGCTACGGCTACGGCTACGGCGGCGGCGGCGGCGGCGGCTACGGCGACGGCGACGGCGACGGCTACGGCGGCGGCTACGGCGGCGGCGGCGGCGGCGGCTACGGCGACGGCTGACCGGCTTCACCGGCTCGGGGGCGGCTCGCCCGCCCTCATCCCGTAAATCTGCACCTTAAGTGAGAGAAACCGTGGACGACGACACAAGAGGCAGGCTGGCCGAGCTAGCGCACGACGCGCAGTCGATGGCCGACGAGATCATCCGCATGCCTGAGATGCGCGGCGGCGGACTGGTCGCCCACTGGCTCGCCATGGCCGCCCAGGGGCTGCGCGACGAGATCGAGCGGACGGAGGCGTCGGCATGAGCGCCCCCACCCGCGACAGCCGCGCCCTGATCGCCGCCCGCGAGCGAGCCAGCTACGGCGTCGCCACCACGGCAGACGCGGCACTGCTGGGCGAGAGCCGGCACGGGACAGATCGCATCCTCGCCCGCAACACTCTTGCCGTCATCGAGGCCGATCGCATCCTCGCGGCGCGCTCGGCCGACGCACCCTACGCGCTCGACGTGGAGCCAGCCCGCACGCGGCCGCTGCATGTCCTGCTCGTCATCGCCGCTGCGCTGGCTTTCCCGGCCATCTGCGTCGCCGCCCTCATCATCGAGGGAGCGGCATGATGCCGCCCCCCATCATCATCGAGAGGATTTCGTAATGAGCCCGTTTGCCGCCATTACCGCCGCCTGCGTCGCGGCCGCCAGCATCAGTGTCGCCACCAGCGCGCGATCGAGCGAGGTCTGCGACAGTGTTGCGGAGCTGGTCCAGACCACCGCCGAGGCCAGGGACGCAGGCGTTCCGAAGGCCGCGGTCATGGTCGTCGTGGGCAACAATGAGCCGCTGGTCGCCGGCTTCCTCTCGCGGGTCGCCGAGCAGGTCTATGACAGCGACCTTTCGCCCACGCTGCTGCGCGAGGTGATGCGCGTCACCTGCGAGGACACGCTGCGGTGATGGACTGACTCATCCTCGCCTTCGCCTTGGTCGTCGGCTTCATGGCCGGCGCAGGCCTCACCCTGGCTCTACTGTGGAAGGACTGACCATGATCGGCTGCGACGTGCAAATCACCCCACTGGACGACGACGAACGTGCGCTGCTGGCGCGCTACGCGGCGCGCAAGGCGACTGCGGCCCGGACCTACGCCACCGCGCAAATCCCGCCCGCGCACCGGCCCCGCGAATGCGCCCGCTGCGGCGGCGCGGCCGTGGTGCGGATGGTCGGGGATCGCATCGAGGCGGACTACTGCCGCCAGTGCTTCTGCCTCTCGGCCGTGCCGAAGGTCTGCGGCGCTCCGCTGCGGTATACCGTGGGAAGAGCGAAATGAGCCGGCCGATTGAAGTCTGCGTTCACGACCTGCTGACGTGGCTGGAAAAGCAGCGGCTAGCACACGCCGACATGGTGACGGATGGGGGCGACGCCTCGATCTGGTGCAAGGAGGAAGCGGAGAAGATCGCGGATCACGCGCAAACAGTCATCTGCCTGAACGAACTGCGCCTATTATCGGACGAAGCCGACTTTCTGCGCCATGAGGGCGGTCCTCAAAGCGTCGCGGCAATGGAGGCGGCGCTCAAAGCCACCATCCCCGTGATGCGCCGGACGGCGGCGGAATACCTCGAAAGCGTCATGATCCGCCATAACCCGGACACCATCGCACCGTCAGAATGGGCCGAGATTGCTGCCGATCTGGATGCCATCCTCGCCGCAGAGGCAGTGGTGGGCCGGCTTGACGATGACGACGACCGCGACCGCCTCTGGCTGAATCCCATTCTCGATGCTGGGAAATGGCGCGCCTTCGGGGAGACGCGCTGATGCTCGCCGCCCCCCGCTTCATCCCGCGCCCATTCCCCGACCCGTCAGACGAGGCCGAGCGCGAGGTCACGATGGTCGGCACATTTGACCTCGAATGGACGCAGGCCGACCCCAGCGTTGGCGAGACCGTGACCGGCTACGTCGCGTGGCTGCTGCATGCAGACATCGGCGATCTGATGCTGACACGCGAGCAGGTGAGCCGCGCTCTCGGAGACGACGTGCTGCGCGAGTGGGAGAGCGAGGTCGGCCGGGAGGCGACGGAGCAATGACACACCCGCGCGCCACGTCCTCGCCTGCGTGTCGCGCCAACTGCCGGGCGGGCTCCCGAACCCGCCCGGCCTTTTATTCGGAGGATGCTGAGATGACGGCACAAACTGTAGTTGTTCCAGAGACCATGGATCCACCGCGCAGCACAGCCCTCACCGTCACGCCGATGGCGATGATCGAGCGGGCAATTGCCAGCGGCGCGGGCGTCGAGGTGCTGGACAAGCTGATGACGTTGCAAGAGCGATGGGAGGCCGCCCAAGGGCGGAAGGCGTTCGACCGCGCGATTGCCGACGCGAAGGCGGAAATCCCACCGATCATCAAGAACCGCACCGTGGACTTCCAGACGGCGAAAGGGCGGACGCACTACCAGCACGAGGACATGGCCGAGATCGCCCGCACGGTGGACCCGATCCTGTCCAAGCATGGCTTGTCCTACCGCTACCGCACCTCGCAGGATCAGCGCACCGTCACCGTGACGTGCATCCTGTCGCACCGCGAGGGCTACAGCGAAGAGACGACGCTTTCGAGCGCGGCTGATGAAAGCGGGAACAAAAACCACCTGCAAGCCATTGGCAGCGCGGTCACCTACCTGCAACGCTACACGCTCAAGGTGGCGCTCGGCCTCGCGGCTTCGACTGACGACGACGCGCGCCGGTCTGAGGCCGTGAAGCGCATCGACGCCGAACAGTTCTTCATCCTGCAAGGATTGATCGAGGAAACCGGCGCGGACGTGCCGGGTCTGCTCAAGTTCATTGGCGCCGACGACTTGGAAGAGCTGACCCTCGCGCAGTTCGACAAGGCGGTTGCTGGCCTGCGCGCCAAGCAGAAGGCAGCAAAGAAATGAAGGTGATCGATCATCCGCAGGGGTCGCCTGAGTGGCTGGCCGCGCGCGCCGGAAGCCTCGGCGCCTCCCAGCTCCATGAGGCCCTTGCCCGCACCAAGTCGGGCTGGGGCGCGAGCCGTGGAAGCCTGCTGTCTCGTCTGGCGGTAGAGCGTCTGACCGGTGTTCCTGTGTCCACCTTCGTCAACGCGGCGATGGCACATGGAACCGCGACGGAGCCGCTGGCGCGCGAGACCTATGCATTCGTGCATGACGCCTCCGTGGCCGAGGTCGGATTGGTCATTCACCCTACGATCCAGGGCACCCATGCAAGCCCGGACGGATTGGTGGGCGAGGATGGTCTGGTCGAAATAAAATGCCCCCAGCATCAACAGCACATGGCGACACTGCTGGGCGAACCGATCAAGGACGCATACCGGATGCAGATGCAGTGGCAAATGGCCTGCACGGGCCGTGCATTCTGCGACTTCGTTTCGTTCCACCCGGAATTTCCCGCCGAGATGCAGCTTTGGGTTAAGCGCGTCGAGCGCGACGAGGCCGCCATTGCCGAAATGGAGCGCGAGGTCGAGACGTTTCTGGCGGAGCTTGATGCGAAAATCACCGCGTTGCGAGCGCGCTACATGACAAGGGATGCCGCCTGATGGCCGCTCTCGATCCATTCTACCGCGACGGTCGGCCGATCCCCCTGACGGCGACTGACTACGCTTCCCGCGCGGGGCTGACGTTTCCCCAAGCCAAGGGCGTGCTGCAGCGGCTGGCACGCATCGGTCTGGTCCGCAGGTCGGAATTTGGCGGGCGCACACTGCATCATGTGCGAGAGGCCGACTGATGCGTGCCGACAGCCCCCCGCCGCCCATTGTCCGCAAGGAGCGCGGCCGACTCGTGCCCGTCTCGGCGTGGGATGCGGCCGGGCTGGGAGAATACCCGGAAGGGACCGAGTTCGACATGCGCGCCCGAACGAAGCGCAGCAACCCGCAAAACGCCTTGTATTGGCGGGTGCTGCACAATGCCGTCGAGGCCACAGGGCGCTGGCCAACCGCCGAGGCACTGCACACGGCGCTCAAGGTTCGGCTCGGGCGCTTCGAGCCGATATTCGACCTCAAGGGCAACGTGGTCGGCATGAGGCCGGACAGCACGGCTTTCGACAAGATGGGGCATCGCGAGTTCACGGCTTATGTCGAGGAAGCCTACGCGGCGTTGTCCGAGGCGCTGGGCTACGACTGCCTCGCGTTCATGGGGGAAGCGGTATGAACATCGCCCGCCGCCCGCCTCTCGGCCTGAAACAGCCCAAGGCCAAGCCCCGGCCCGATTACCTTGCCGCGGTGCGGGAATTGCCGTGCGTGGTGTGCCGAGCCTACGGCGAGCCGCAGACGGAGCCAACGGCCGCGCATCACGTCATCCACGGGCGCTACGGCCAGCGGAAGACGCCTGATGTTCAGGCCATTCCCCTGTGCTGGCGGCATCATCAGGGACCCGACGGGGTGCACACGATCCCAGCCGAGTGGAAGGCTCGATACGGCCTCGATGTTGATTACATCGCTGTAACTCAGGATCGGCTGGCGCACCTCCTGAAGGTCCCGCGTAGGCTGGGACGCCCCCCGACTCCCGAGCGTCCCTGCCCAGTGGATCGCGGGCGAAAGCTTGAAGCAGATAGCTGCCGACTTCCCTCTAACGAGAGGCGGAGTCTGGGCGGTAGCGACTAAGAAGGCTTGGAAGCATGTTTAGGCATGATTGAAACGCAGGCGCGGATGTATGCCGCCGGACTGCTAATGGTGAAAGGGAGCAAGTGATGAAGTGTGTTCCGATCCCGGAGGCGCGCCGCCTCGCCAATGAGACGGGCGCAGAGAAACTGGTCATCATCGCCGTTGATGGGAAGGGTAACTATTCCTTCACCACGTTCGGCAAAACGAAGGCGCAATGTGCCGCCATGCGTGATTGGGCGGAGAGCAGCGCCCCGGATGTGGCGCTGTCGATGGACGCATTATGACCACCGATCCGATCATCTGCCGCCACGTCGGGCGCTCGACCTGGCAGGGACCGGCCAGCGCCGCTCCGCGAAAGGAGGACCGAATGGCGGGATTGACCGCCGAGGTCAGTGTCGGGGACGGCGCTGTGATGGACATCATCAACCCGCAGTGGCCTTCGCCGGAAGCCCGCGTCGCCCTCGCGTCGGAGCCGCGCGCATGAGCCGCCCGACCACATACCGCGGCGACGACCGGCGAGAGCATCTGCGTCAGGTTCGAGAGCAGTTGCATATGAAGATGCGCGTGATCCTGGGCAAGGCGGCGACCGGCCTCTCATACGCCGAAGTCTATGGCGAGGCGCTGGCCGCCTTGGAGGAAATCGCAGGAGCGCCCGCAGAGGTTATCATGCGATCCGCTGAGGTCTGCCGAGAGGAATACTGCAAGCCGAGCGGAGGGTCTTACGAGAATATCAGAGAGGCCCTGCGTGAAATCTACGGGCGGACGGCATGAGCCGCCCGACGCCGACAACCGCCGCCCCCGTGGGATACGCGCTCTACCGCCCCGGCGAGGGCATCGGCTTCGACCGCAACGGGCAACTGCTGATTTTCAAGTCGCACGGGGACGCGCTTGAGCGGCGCAAGACGGTGCGGTGGGAGGCCGACATCATGCCGATTGATCTGGTGAGGGCGAGATGATCCCACACCTGACCCGCACCCGCTGTCACCGCCTGCCGAGCCGCCGGCCGAGCGTCACCCGCAAGGTCGAGTGGCAGACCGAGACGAGCGCGCACGCCTTCTACGTGACCATTGGGCGCGACCCGCACAGCGGCGCCATCGCGGAAGTGATCTACGGCGACGGGCAGAAGTCAGGAACGCAGCTCCGCGACAGCGTGTCCGACGCCTGCGTGCTGATCTCGATGCTACTCCAGCGAGGGGCGAGCCTGTCTGAGATCGGACACAGCCTCGCCACGGCCCCGCTCTGGGGCGGAGAGGAAGTTCCGGCCAGCCCGGTGGGGGCCATCGTGGCCGAGATGCAGGCCGAGGAAGGAGAGGCTTAGTGCCGCTCCATGCCGCAGGTCCGGCAGCGCCAGCCGCGCCAGTCATGGCCGCAGGCGCCGCACCACCACTGCCAGACGTAGAGGGACCAGAGGTTGAGGATCATAGCCGCATTTTCTCTCTTGTGCATCGCCGCCATGTCCCCTATATTGGGGACATAAGGCAAGGGGATCAGCCCCGGCCGGAAGGGTAAGGAGACCCGGACATGGAAATCTCGATCATCGCTCCCGCCAATGCCACCGTCAGCTTCGCGCTGGACTACGTCCGCCCGGCCTTGTCGGGCAGCGAAAAGCAGATCGCGTGGGCCGAGAAAATCCGCGCCAAGCGCGAGGATGAGATCGCCGCCCTGCTTCGGGACGAGGTGGTGGCCGCTCTGAAGGTACCCCACCGCATCATCTTTTCGGACGACGCCGATCGCATCGAGGCTGCCCGGGCCGTGATCGACCGCGCCCTGAGCATCGTCGGACACGTCCTTGACCGGGTGTTCGGGGAGGCGAAAGCCGCCACCTGGATCGACCAGCGTGGGCTCATCATGTCCGATCTCATCCGCGGGGCGCGCTGATGCGGGACATCATCGATCGGATCGTGCGGGCCAGAGACATGGCCCGCCTGCTCGGCCAGGCTGAATGCCGCCGGGCCTCCATCACCGTCGATTACGGTCGCGCAGAGTTGCGCATCCGCTATCTCATGTCTCCGATGCACCAGGTCCGGCAGGGTGACCCTGAGGATGGGGCGGTCATTGACATGACCGACATGCCGGAAGGGGTGGCATTGTTTGTGGCGCAGGCCCCGCCCGATGACGTGTTCGACCTTGGCAGCGGTCTCACCGAGAGTGATGTGCGCGCTGTCGCCGATACTCTCGGCCGCCCTGTCATCACGCGCGGCGACCGCTCGGATGGCATCACGATCTACTGGATGGACCCATGACCGACGCCGACCGCATCCGCGCCATCGGCGAGCGCCTCTGGGGCAGCACGTGGCAGGCGGAGATGCGACGTGCGCTCGGATTGTCCGAGACCAGCGACGCGGTTAAGAAATGGGCCTCCGGGGTGCGACACCCCCGGGCTAGCGTGTGGACTGACCTGCATCGGGTGTGCGCGCGGCGCGCGGCGGAGGTGGCGGAAGCCGAACGGCTGGCGGCTACGACAGATCCCGGTCCCAGGTAGCGATGAACCGCTCCTTGCCGCAGGTCGGGCAGCGGTAGACCCGCCCGGTGGCCGTTTTACGGACGGGGGCCATGCCGGTGTGATTCCACCACAGCCCGCACCACCATTGGCGCAGACGGGTCACGACACGCTGCCGACCACCGGGACGGCGACGGCCTCGGCGTCAAGCGCGATGC